ATATCAAGAAGAATCTTTAGATATTAAATTATATAAAACTAACAAACCAAAAATAAAAACTAAATATAATACTCCGAATATATTTTATCCATCTATTACTACAGATGATATTAATAAAAAACGACTAATACGTTATATTTTAAAAAATGTATCTACAAATCAAATATTCGAAACTGATCAGCAAACAGTACAACATTATCAGAAGAAAAAAATTGATAATAATTTATATCAATTGGAAATAATTAATTGGAAAATAGCAGGTCCATTAAATACAACAACAACAAATGGTATTACAGAAATAGGGGTTATAGAACAAAATATTGAAACAATACGTAATAAATCAAAAAAAATGTTAGGATTGTTACAATATTTTAAATCATATTCTGAATTTTATACAGACACTTCATATGAAGTACCAGAAAATATAAATCAATCTTTTTCGCCTCAATCTACTACTACTTTGACATCTACTCCTACATCGATATCTAATTCGTATTAGAAGATTTTGATTTTATCATAAAATTTATTATTATATTAATGTATGATAATAGTAGACGATTCAAAAGAACTAGATTCGTTATTACAAGATATTGAAAATGAAACTCATGTATTGGTAGTTCCAATATTAACAGATCATCAATTACATCCATCAATCAATAAAATATCATGTATATACGTATATTCAAGCAATGAAATTGAATTCATTGTTCCTATACATCATACAGAACAAATAACCGGGTTTAAAGAACATCTAAATAAACTACTCGATCTGGAATCTATATTTGTTCATGACAAAAAGTTATGGTTACAAATGGGCGGAAATAACAATGTTTATGATGTTAAAACTCTATGGTGGTATACATACGGAGAAGCATACGACGAAAATCATTATTATACATCAGCTCATCATTTTTACTGGAGAAGGCATACTAATTTACCATATGTAAATACAATTATTCCATTAATGAAGCATATTGAAATGTGTCAAAAAATTCAAAAGTATGCGATGCCAATGATTATTAATTCAAAATTATCAGACTCATATAAAAAATTTAATAATTACTATCCAAAAATATTTTCTAAAATTGAATCTAACGGAATGCAAATAACTAATTCATTTAAAATGAAAGAGTTAATTAAAGATGGTCGTGTTTATTCTCAATATCATTATCATACAACTACAGGCCGACCATCTAATGCATTCCGTGGATTTAATTTTGCTGCAATGAATAAACAAGATGGAACTAGAGATGCATTCTGTAGTAGATTTGAAAATGGTGCATTAGTTGAATTTGACTTTGATGCATATCATGTAAGATTAATTGCACGACTAATTGGATATGAGTTACCCAAAGGATCGGTACATACATATTTTGGTAAATTTTATTTTGGTACTGACTCATTAACACAAGAACAATATGAACAAAGCAAACAAATAACATTTAGATTGTTATATGGTCATATTGAAAAAGAGTTTTTAAAAATTCCATTTTTTAAAGAAGTAAATGATTTTGTGTATTCGTTATGGAATAAATGGAAAACGAATGGATGTATAGAAACACCGATATTAAAAAGGCCAATGTGTAAAGATACTTTGATTGATATGAATCAAAATAAATTATTTAATTATTATCTTCAATCATTAGAAACAGAATTTACTGCAAATCGATTATTTCAATTATCAATTTTATTACAAAAATATAAAACATGTATAATATTATATACATATGATTCTGTGTTATTTGATGTTCCAATTCATGAAGCTAAACAAATATTGCCAAAACTAAAATCATGTTTAGAAGGAGATGATTTCCCTGTTAAATGTAAAGTAGGTAATATTTATAGTAAAATGAATGACTTCAAGTTATGATAAATAAAATTATTAATGAATGGACATATCAATTGGATGCTGGATATCCAACTAAAGATTCTGATTATGAGATTCTTCGTTCTGTGTTACGTGAAACCAATATGCTTTCTGAACAAGAAATTGATCAAACAATTTATCAAGCTAAAGGATTAAATGAACAAGATGAAGGTTTTTTAGAAACCATGACTAATGAGCTACTTTCTGCAAATGTTAAACAGCCAGTAATAGATGCCGTTATACAAACATATAATACTTTATCTCCAGAAGAAAAAATAGCATTTAAAGAAAATTTTAGAACTCATTCAATTGATTCATATGTAAACGGCGAAGGATATAAAACATTTGTTAAATTTTGGCCAATTAAAGGCGGAGATCAAGGTAGAGGAGAAGTACCAATAACTCTAGGAGTAGCAGGAAGTAATTCTGGAGGAAATCAAGATAAAGATATTAGATTAGACAATAAAGAATCATGGGAAGTAAAAGAATTAACCAAAAATGCAGATTTTGATCCTGCAGGCGATGGGGATGTTAATAAATTTCCTTTTACATTTGAGCTAAGAGATTTTTATAAAAATATTATTGAGCCATATTCTGATTTAGGAGATGTTTTTGATACGTTATCTCCAATGGTTGACACAGAGTCGCATGGAGCATTAAAAAAAATGATTCAAATAATAAACGATCGATTTGCACAGGAAGTTCAAAGCCCAGCAACAGTTGCTATATTTCGTGAAGTTCCATATGGAAGATATTGGGAAAATTGGTATAGAGGATTTCAAGAATTAAATAAAATTTTCTATCAAACAAAATTAGACACAGATGTTAGAGATACAAGAATAACTACTAGTCAAGACGGCAAAAAACAATCATATTGGGTAAGTGACGACGAAGCTGAAAAAATTAGCACTGCTTCTGCAACCAATAAGCCAATTACAATAAACATAGGAAATACTATAACAAACGAAAATAGAGAAGTAATTATTTGGTTTAAACGATTAGAAAGATCTATGTTTATAAAAGATCCAGCATATTTGACACAACAATTATCAGCAATAAAAACTAAATTTTTTAATGGAATTACCGGAGTAATTTGGTATTTCAAATCAGATACTACTCCGCATATAGGTTATGCTAATGATTTTGTGAATCATAGTGTTACTAAAGGACATTATCGAATGAAACTTGTAAAAACTGCAGATTTAAATAAATATACATTCATTGCTGCACAAAGTTAGGACGAAAAGTGAGGACACAACTATTGTGCACATTTGCACATAAAAATAATTTAGACATAGTTACAGAATATATCAAACAGAATTTCGAAATTCCAGAAAATAGAATATTTGTATTTGCAAACTATGAAAATAGAAACGATCTATATTGCACATTTAATGCAGAAGATAACGGGTATCGTGGAAAGAATACAATTTCTATACATAGAAAAAAAGAAACCAATACATTATATACGGTTAATGCTTTAAATGAAGTTATCAAAGATTTAAATAATGGCATATTAGATAAAACAATGATTATACCATGGGAAGCATTTGAAAATTCTTTTATATTAACTGAAGAAAATGGATATCGAAGAATAGATTTAGTATTTGTACGAAGAATTAATTTTTAACTATATTTATATATGTAACAAAGAAAATACTATCATGATTAAATTGAAAAGCTTATTAAAAGAAACATATGCCTGGGAAAGGAAGGCAAATGGATCTTTACCTACATTAGAAGATGTTCAACAAGAATATAACAAGAAAAAAATGAAAGAAGTCTTAAAAGACAAAGACGGAAATGTTCGTACAGATCTAAAATATACTGACAATCAAAACTATCAACCAAGCATTGAATTAAAAAATACAGAAATGAGAAGTGGTACAAATTTTACAATAACAGTTAGTATAGACAAAAGTACTCCATTTGAGATAGAATTTGATGATTATGATGAAGTTGATGATCATGGATATGAAAAAGCAATTTATCTAATGGGTGCCGACGATGGTGGTAATGAATGGGGAATGGAAGGATCAATGGCATTTCATGGAGAACTAGAAGATTTTGATATTGACACATTAGAAAAAATAGAGAAATAATGAATAAACTTCAAGAAAATATGAGAAGATTTGGTACTAAGAATCTTCAAGAACAAGCATTATACAAAACCATGGCTGATATGTATAAAGCTTTAAAGTCTGGCCAAGTTGATGCTGCAGGAATGGCTGAAATATTAAAAAGAGCAGATGCTCCAGTTATATCAATTACTACAACCGGAATAGGGTTAGGAAATGACTCGGAAGCAGCTATTCAAAGCGTATTTGCTGCAATCAAAGATATTAACACATTAAATAAAGTATTTCAAATATTAAAAAGATCAGTAGAAGATTACATTGATGATGTTGGAGATGAACTTTATGATATGAATTATCACGGAGCCACAAATGTCCCCACAGTAAGACAATCATTACAAAGACTTGGATATCAAATTAAACAATAAAAAAATTAAACAATTACACAATTAACTTTGAATTAACGAATTAATTACTTATAATATAATTAATAAATAAACAAATAATAACAATTAAACAATTAAAGGATACAATATGAGTTTAGACTTAAACGCCATAAAGGCGAAACTTAACCAATTAACAACAACTAACGACAGAAGAAATAACTATTTCAAGCCAGAGCCTGGTAAACAAAGAGTAAGAATTGTCCCTTACGTTCACAGAAAAGAAAACCCTTTCCTAGAAATGTATTTCCATTATGATATTGCAAAGAGAAGTATGCTCTCTCCAATAACATTCGGCAATGCTGATCCAGTAGTAGAATTTGCTGAAAAGCTTAAGAAAACTGGTGATAAAGATGACTGGTTAATGGGTAGAAAAATTGAACCTAAAATGAGAACATATGTTCCTGTTATAGTAAGAGGCAAAGAATCAGAAGGCGTTAAATTTTGGGGATTCGGAAAAACAATTTATTCTGAATTATTATCTATTATAGCAGATCCAGATTATGGTGATATTACCGACTTAATGAATGGTAGAGACATTGACGTTGAATTTACCCCATCAGAAGGTCCTGGACAATATCCAAAGACTGCTATTAGAGTTAAACCTAATACATCAGCAGCTACTGAAGATAAAGCAATTGCAAAATCAATAATGGATCAACCTAAGATAACAGATCTATTTCCAGAGCCAACATATGAAGAATTAGAAAAAGCATTAAATGACTGGATGAATCCAGAAAGTGCTGACTCAGATACTTCAACTCCTAATGCAGCAACTCCTGCAACTAAAACTTCTGAAACAAAATCAAATGATAATGTTACTAAAAAGACAGACGTAGCAGAAGCATTTGACGATTTATTCAATAATTAAGAAAGTTATATATGGGAAAGAAAAAGAGCGAACTGGAAGATTCGTTAGCATCAGCGCTAGCAGATAGCATTAATAAACAATTTAAAGGACAAAATTACAAGTCAGCATTTTTTCTAGATGGTGACGATGATGCTCCTACAAATGTTAATGAATGGATATCTACCGGATGCTCAATGTTAGATCTAGCCATTTCAAATCGTCCCAATGGAGGTTTTCCTGTTGGTAGAATTACCGAAATAACAGGACTTGAAGCTTCTGGTAAGTCACTACTAGCAGCTCACACCTTAGCAGAGACACAAAAAAGAGGCGGATTAGCAGTATACATTGATACAGAATCAGCTAGCAGTGCAGAATTTTTAACAGCTATAGGAGTAGATTTAAAAACTATGCTGTATGTTCCATTAGAAACAATTGAAGAAATATTTGAAACTATTGAAACAATCGTTGAAAATGTAAGAAAGTCTGACAAAGATAGATTAGTAACTATAGTAGTCGACTCAGTAATGGGTGCATCTACTAAAATAGAAATGGCTATGGAATACGATAAAGACGGATATGCAACATCCAAATCTATTATATTAAGTAAAGCTATGAGAAAAGTTACTAATTGGATAGCTAGAGAAAGAATATGTTTAATCTTTACTAATCAGTTAAGAACTAAATTAGGCGTATCTTTTGGAGATCCATGGACAACAGCAGGTGGTAAAGCGTTACCATTTCACTCATCAGTTAGACTTCGTTTGAAAAATACCGGAATGATTAAAGCTAGAGTAAATGGAGCAGATCAAGTAGTTGGAAATAAAACCAATGTACATGTTGTGAAAAATAGAATGGGTCCTCCTAATAGAAAAATTGATTATGAAATATATTATGATAGTGGAATTGACAACTATGGTGGTTGGTTAAATATCATGAAGAATTTCAAATTGGTTTCTCAATCAGGAGCTTGGTATTCATTAGACGACGTCGACCCGGATACTGGAGAAGTTCTCGATACTGTTAAATTTCAAAGTAAAGATTTTATTGAAAAAGTAATACAAAATCCTGAAATGAAAGATAGATTGTATAATAGAATTTGTGAAGCATATGTTTTTAAATATCGTGCTGGTATCGATGGAGGCATTGATGATGTTGTGGTAGACGAAGAAGTTGTAAACGAAGAAGCATAATGAATAAGTATCAAGAATTATTTAAGCAACTTCAAAAAGAAAAAGAAAGTATTAATCAGAGTCCTGACGATCATATTATGATTTTTGACGGACTCAATACTTTTATTAGATCATTTTCAGCAACTCCTTCAACTAACGAAGATGGTGAACATATAGGAGGTATTACTGGATTTCTATATAGCATTGGAAAATGTGTTAGAGATTTTAAACCTTCTAGATGTATTATTGTATTTGATGGGGTTGGTGGATCTAAACGAAGAAAAAAGATCTATAAAGATTACAAAGCTAATCGAGCTAATAAAACAAGACTAAGAAGACATGATCATCATATGCCTAGTATTGAAGACGAGCAAGAATCTATGCGGCATCAATTTAGTAGATTAGTTTCATATTTAGATGCATTACCAGTAACATTTTTATCCATGGATGGTATTGAAGCAGATGATACAATTGCATATATTACTCAAATGTATGAAGCTAAAAGTAAAAAAATAACAATTGTATCAACTGATAGAGATTTTTATCAACTAATTAATGATAAAATTCAAATTTGGTCTCCTATTAAAAAGAAACTATATGATACATCTAAATTATTAGATGAATTTCAAGTACATCCTAAAAACTATGTATTATATAGAGCATTTACTGGAGATAAATCAGATAATATTCCTGGTGTAATGGGTATTGGTCCAAAGACATTATTAAAACATGTTCCTGACTTGGATAAAGAACAAGAATATGAA